TTATTCATAGGTTAACTCGAGCATATAAGCTTTTTGTTTTAAAACGTGAGCAGTTGTTACCCAAACTTCCCGATAAGTTTTCTTTGGTTTACCAGTATAGGTATTAAAATAATCGAGCAGTGTGCGATATTTATCTACAAAGGCATCAGAAAGCCGATCAACAAGCAACGTTTCGTCAGGAAAATAAATTTCCGGATTAGCAACCTGCATATCATCACTAATATTCAATTGCACGACGTTTGTATATCCCAACGTACTTATACCGGCACGATCAGGATGGTTGTAAACTTGTGATAAAACATTATAGATTGAATCAGAATTTGTAGCCATATTTTCACCTCACAAAACTACCTCCATTGTAGCAAAAACCCCGGTAGTTGTCAGATTTCTATAACTTTTAGATGGAAATAGGCAAAATAGGGGGAAGACTTATTGACAGTTTGCTAGAAAGACGGTAATATTATAGAGGTAATTTAGTGGGCATTCGCCAAATGGTAAGGCCTCGGACTCTGAATCCGTAATTTACTGGTTCGATCCCAGTATGCCCAATTTATACAGTATTGAAGCTTTCATACAACGCTAAAACGTTGATATGAAGGCTTTTTTATTTTTCTGATTGTCTCAATTTACCACCGTTTTTAAAGCTCCTGACACACATGTGACACACAATTAGTTTTTTAAGTAGTCCGCAAGGTTACTAATTGCTTGTGTTTTTTCGCTTTCTGTTTGGTGGGCATAAATTTGTTCAGTAATTTCTGACTTGGCATGACCCATAATTTTTTGAGTATCAAACAGGCTATTACCGCTTTCCATGGATAGGGTGGCAAAAGTATGCCTAAATGAATGAATTGAGATCCGTCTCAAGCCATAACGTTTACAGATAGATTTATTCCATGCATTAGGTTGGCTTTTAGATAACATGGTATTTCTTGCAAGGCTAGGAATTAGAAACTGCTCTTTACCATTCCACTTGTTGCCTAACACCATGAGATCTTGCATAAGTTCCAGTTTCCAATCTTTAATATAATTCATAGTTTGAGCGTCCACAGGTACATCACGTACACTTGTGGACGTTTTTGGTGTCTGGATAATTGGACGAAAGTTTTTGCCGTCTGTTTGTGTCCGTGTCACATGAATTATATTGTTCTTCATATCAATATCACTAAACCTCAACGCAATTAATTCCCCACGTCTTAAACCAGTGTAAGCAAGCACCCGAAAAAATAGATATTTTCTAGGGTCGCCACTTTTATTGGCACAATCTAAAAAAGTATTTAATTCATCACGATTATAAAATTTAGTGTTTTCTGATTTACGTTCACGGGTATCACGGGAAACGTGTGTATATTCCATTGGATTGGTCATGATCATTTCCATACGGATAGCATAATTAAAAACACTAATTACATATGTTCTGAAACGTTTGTACTGCACCAGTGGCTTATCGTGCCACTTTTTAACCAAGCTATTACAATACTGTCTAGTTATGCTGTCCAGAGTTTTATCGCCTAGAAACGGCAAAATATGCAGTTTAAAGATGTCTCTAGTTTTGACGTAGGTTGATTCCTTTTTATCCTCTTTATATTCCTCAAACCATTGTTCATAGAGATTCTTAAATGTAATTGGAGCATTGCCATTAAAGTCTTTCACGTTGTAATCATATTGAATCTTATCAAGCCACTTTTTAGCGTCCGTATAAGTCTTAAACCGTTTGTGTGGCCTAACAGGCTTGCCATTACTATCATTGCCTAAACGAACGTTTACATCATATCTAACACCTGTTTTTAATTGAACTTTTTTGATGTTGCTATTTGTTGGCATTATTAAATTCCTCCATAGTTTGAACAGCCAAGAGCAAGCTATGTATGAGGAGAATAATTATTTATTTGGAGTTTTATTTTCTAATTCAGCAAGTTTCTGGCGTGCGTCTTGCAGAATATCCGAAATGTGATCATAAACTTCTTTATGCATATCATCATAATATAGAGAACCATCATATTCCGTCTTCATATTTCTAAGCCTTGAATTTCCAAGTTTTTCTTCATTGACCGTTTTATTAGGGTCAATGTAAAAATCGTCGTGAATTCTATTATCTAGTTCTGATAATTCCATGCTAGCGGTTTCAATTGCATTACGATCAGTTTTTCCTCGTCCGTCCAAATAGCTAACTGCTAAGCCTATTTGTTTTTGAATTGATTCATTTTCTGAAATTTTACCGAATTTCTTTAATTGGCTAATTTGTGATTCTATAGTTTCTTTTTTATATCCAGTAGCGTCTTCCCACAAATGCCAACCCACTTTATCATTAGATAATCCTTGTAAATAATCAACAGGAACATTGAAATAGTCGGCTAATTTTTCCCACGTTGCTAACTTAGGTTCAGTTTTATTATTTTCATAATTGTTTAACGTACCACGTTTGATATTAGTAGCTTTAGCGAGATCATCTAAAGTTAAGCCTCTTAGTTTTCGTTCCGCTTTGAGTTTGTTCAATTTAAAAACACCTCTTTGACAATACTTTAACTCTTTAAGTGAAAAAAATCCAATAAATTTAGATGAAATGCTTGAAATCTAAAAATCTTGGATATATAATGAATTTATCGGATATCTAAGAAACTTGGATATCAAAAGGAGGTGAAAATAATGGAGATTTCAGAGGAGCTAAAAAATAGTCTTCTTATGAATAGAAGAATGTTGAGTATTAAGGCAATGGCCGAACAGACCAAAGTAAACCGTTGGACTTTAACGGACGTGCTAAATGGCAAGCGTACCAGTGTTAAGCCAATGACTTATAACCGTTTGGAAGATTGGTTAAAGGAGGAAACAAAATAATGGAAGTCAAATTTGAATTACCACAGGAAGCACAGGACGCTATGTATAAGACCATGTATGACAGTGCTAAGGACGCATTTAAGGCCGTTGCCGTTCAAAAGGAACTACCAGAAGTGATGCGACTTGGAGAGGCGTGTACCTATCTTAATTGTAGTCGTTCAACGCTTTCTAATTTTGTTCGTGAGGGTCTCGTAGTTAATCAGGTGGGGTCATTGCGTAGGATAACAAAAACAAATTGTGACAAGTTTCTAAAAAGTCATGAGGTCAAATAAATAAACAATCAACAGCCAAGAGCAAGCAAAGAATTTATATATAAAGGAAGTTTTAGAAATGACAATCATTAGTTTTTTACTTTTTACAGTTTCACTTTTAATTGCATTAGTTTGTGGGATTGGTTTTGGAATTAGTTGCGAAAGAACACGCGAACAGAATACGCATAACCATTTTATGAAAAGGAGATTTTAAGATGAAAAAAGTGTATAAAAAAAGCCCTGTTACCGACCAAAGCAAACAGGACAAAACTAATAGCAACTTCATTATACAGCCAACAAATGACACTGTAAAGCCTGTTAATTGCCTAGTTAAAATTAACATTACTCAATTAGGCGACCACTTTCAGAATGATATTTCTTATCAAGAAGCTAAATTAATAAAAGATTTAGTAAGTGGTAAAGAAATTCAGGTTTTAACGGGTGATTCAATTCAAAAATCTATAGATCATTTAGTTGATTTAGGTATTTTTGTTTTGAATAGGAGGGCTATTAATCGTGAATAAACTCGAAGATTTACAAACTCGCACAACACCCACGCTAATAGTAGTGAATGGGGTGTGAAAGATTGATTACAACTGAAACTAATTTGAAAGTTATTAATTTTGATAATATTCCTAAAGATTTGAAAAGTTACCCTAATTGGACTTTATGGAAAGCAGAACGTAAGAGAGACAGTAATGAGCTTAGCAAAGTACCGTATCAGATTGACGGAAAACGTGCTTCAAGTACTAATTACCACACGTGGACAAGTTATGACAACGCTAAAGAAGCCTACTTAAAGGGCGATTTCAGTGGCCTCTTCTTTGCCTTGAGTGATAATGAACCGTATTCAGTTTTAGACCTTGATGGCTTAACTGGGGACGACAAGCGACAGCCCAGCTTTAACGTTGGCTTTGTTGAGAAGAGCCCTAGTGGAAAAGGTATTCATGTTTGGTTTAATGAAAAACTACCAGACGTTCACGCACAAAAACGTAATAATGTAGAGTTTTACCAGTCCAGTCGTTTTATTACGGTTACGGGCGATAGTAATAATCTTGATAAGTCTGTTTCTGAATATCCTAACGATTTGGTAGGACTAAAAGAATATTTATTAAAGTTTGGATTTGGAAAAACTAAAACACAAATTAAAGCCGTTACTGGTACGAATGAATTTTCTGACGATGAATTAATTAATAAAATTAAAAGTAGTGCACAAAGAGAAAAATTTGATACTTTATTTAGTGGCGATTATTCAGACTACAGTTCACAATCAGAAGGTGATTTAGCTTTATGCAATATTTTAGCGTACTGGACTAATAAAGACCCTGAACAAATAGACAGTATTTTTCGTGAATCTGGCTTTATGCGTGATAAATGGGATAAAAAAGACGGTGAGAGTACGTACGGATATCGAACAATTAATAAAGCTATTGCGGGAACAAAAATTGGATATGATCCACACGCGCTAGATAATCATTATCAGATTAATCTTGAAGATTCTAATAGCAATGGAGACGCGTATAAAGCCTCTAATGGAGAGGTTACTTATTCATATGATGATACGGGTAATTCACAGCGTATGCAGGCTAGATTTGGTAAAAGGTACAAGTACGTTGGCGATACAAAGAAAATAATGATGTGGGACGGGAAACGTTGGATCGAAGATAATTCAATGGCATTGGAAAATGATTTTAATAAGGTTGTCTATGATTTGAAGTACGAAAAATTACACATTCCTGATTCTCAACAAGGGGACGACCAAGATGATTTGGTAAAGGAAGCAAAAAAGGCACGTGGTAGGTTCATCAAGCGTTCACGACAGCATGCGGGTAAAGCTGGCGCACTAGCCGAATTTAAAAATTTAATTGCTTTGTCTGCTGATAGTTTTGATCAGGATAATTCAGTAATTAATACACCGCTAGGAACTTGGCATGTTGAAGAAAAGAAAGTTACTCCACATAATCGTAAAGACTTAATCACAAAAATTACTAGCGGTACACCTGAACAAAGCCATGATTGCCCTAAATGGAAAAAATTTATTAATGAAACTTTTGAGGGCGATAAAGATGTAATTCAGTTTATGCAACGTGCAATAGGCTATTCATTGCTAGGTGATAACCGTGATAGAAAAATGTTTGTATTACATGGTGTTGGTGAAGAACACAATGGATCAAATGGAAAATCTTTGTTTGTTGAAACAATAGCACACGTGCTAAATGACTATGCTACTGTAATGAGTCCGAGTTCTCTTATCAAACCAAAGTATAAAAAAGACGGTGGTGAAGCGACACCTGATTTAGTTGCCTTGAAAGATAAGCGTTTTGTTTATACGTCTGAATTAAATACTGATGATCAAATTGATGAAGCAAAGCTAAAAGAAATAACAGGTGATAGAGCTATATCAACAAGAGCGCTTTACGACAAAGAAAAAAGATCATTAAAAAAGACTTTTACTATTTTTATGGTTACTAATCATAAACCGACAATTTCAGGTACTGAGGGTGCGTTGTGGGATAGAGTGATTTTTGTACCGTTTGCGCATTGGGTTTCAAGTAAAGAGGCAAACACCAATTTATTTAATGAATTTGTGGAAGAAGAAACAAACGGCATTTTAAATTGGATATATGAGGGTGCTAACGATTATCTAAAACAGGGCTTAAATATACCTCAAACAATTATTAGCAATGGCCAGCAATATAAAAAAGACCAAGATGTATTAGGTGAGTTTGTTGACGAGTGTTTACAGTTTGATGATTTACAAATTGAATGGACAAGCACAAGAGATATTAAAAACGCTTGTCAAAAGTGGCTTACACAAAATCACAAGCCTTTTTCAGATATTACAAAATATTTAGGGGAACGTTATAAGGCTTATGCCAAGCGTAAAAAATCATCTCGTGGATATTACGCCAAGTTAAATGATCTTTCAGTACCATTCCATATAGTAAGTAAAGCTGTTCAAAAATAAGGTGACACGGGTGACATGAGGGTGACGGCAAATTTTATGACTGCCGTCACCCTCTAACACCTTGATACGCAAGGAGTACAGAGAAAAGGTGACACCGATGACGGCACTTTACGGAAAGTCTTAATAATATATTTTATTAATATATAGGTATGCAACGTATATATATAAATAAATAAGTTACCGCGATTTGGCGTCACCGCCGTCACCACATGGCTTAATACACTGACACAACAGTATTTACACGGTGACACCAAAGCAATATACTGCCGTCACCTTGCTGGCATGTTGCCGTCACCTTTTTAAATAATAATCAACCAACAAAATATGAGGAGAACAACATCATGAAAATTAAATTTATTACAAATAAAGAATCAGAATTAAATGGGCAAGTAATCACGGCTAGTCATGTACCTGTGATTAAAGAATTAATGTGCTGTGAAGATCAATGGCTACAGGTTAAAGGCATTGCCACCAATATTATGGTTAGTAAATTGAACGAGTCTAATAGCTATCCAGAATACCAGTATATTGTAACGGTAGATGTTCTTGATAGTAAGCCTAGAGAAATGATGACCACTGAAGAAGAACATGACATTTTAATGGGACGCTTAAGCAATTAAATTACCAGTAATATAAAGGAGGTACACAATGAAAAATTATAAACTATCAAGAATGAATAAGCGTTGTGAGTTTGGAACATATGTGGCTGGCAAAGAGAACTCATTTGGCCAAACAGTAGATGTGTATCAACCAGACTTCACAGTCTATTGTGGTGACTACTCAATATGCTCCTATCCTAGTATTTGGTACATAAATTTCTGAACAGTTGTGCCATAATTAATAAAACAAGATAGGAGCATTCCAATGAAACGATATCAAGATGATTTTAAAGCCAGCATTGTGAAGATGCATCGTGAAGAGAAAAGATCTATTCGCTCGCTTTCCGAGGAATACGGTGTTTCTCCAGCCGCAATTCATAACTGGGTTAAAGGCGCTAAATCAGTTGAGCTAGAAGACGGTACTGAAGTAACGTCCAAAGAATTCAAACAACTTCAAAAGGAAAATCAGCGATTAAAGGAGGAACTTGAAATTTTAAAAGCTGCGGCGGTGTTACTGGGAAAGCATTAGGACGAATTAATTGCCTTGTCTTCATAGAAGATCAGTTATTGCGACACCGCTTATCAATTATTCTTTCGGCACTGAAATTACCGCGCAGTACCTATTACCATTGGAAAAGATATCAACCTAGTCAACACGAACGTGTTGACAATCAGCTCAAAGAAAAAATTAAATTGATTTGGGAAAATAATTATCGTGCCTATGGTTATCCACGAATAACGATGGTGCTTCGCAAGTCAGGCATCTGTGTTGGGTCAAAACGAATTTTACGATTAATGAGGGAAATGGAGATTCACTCTTTAATGAATCGGCGATTTAAAAAACCTGGCACTCATGTGGATCATTCGCAACGCCCCAATTTAATCAAGCACCAGCCCAATGCAAGGATATGGCGTGCTGACATTACTTATTTGGAATTACGTCCAGGAACCTGGGTTTATCTCAGTTCTATTTACGAACCAAAGGTTCATCAAGTTCTTGCTTTCAAGATTGGTCGTCAGATGGAGGCGACGTTAGTTGTAGAAACGATTAATCAGGCGCTTGAATGTCATCAAAAGCCACAATATTTTCACTCTGACATGGGTTCACAGTACACCAGCAACGAAGTTGAAACTTTACTTGAACGGCATCAGATTAGCCACTCATACTCAAAACAAGGTTATCCTTATGATAATGGGCCAATTGAAGCTTTTCACTCATTGTTGAAGAGAGAGTTTGCCTTTCAAACAACTTTTTCCAATTTTGAGGACTTAGTAATCCGAACCTCAAATTACATCAGTTGGTTTAATTCCGACAGAATTAGAACGAGTGTTTAGAAAAAGATGTGCCATTTATTGACATAGGAGCAATAAGCATGGCGCAGGCAGTAACATTGTTAGGGTTAAATATTGAGAACACTCGTGAGATAGTCATAAGACATAATGACAAGGTAACGAGTGAACAGTTAGTGCATCTTGATGATACTGAATACAAGATCATAAATATTGATTCAGATAAAGGTGTCAATACATTTGATGTGATCACGTTGCAAGAGAGCAAAGGACTATGACACAGGCCATGAAGTTCTGCTCTCATGCTGGTTGTAGGAATCTCATACCATTAACTGAACGCTATTGCAGTAAGCACAAGCATGAAGAAAGTTCACGCGTATACTTCCACCGCAAACATTCAGGTGGTAAGTATGAAGCATTCTACCAGTCTACAGTGTGGACTAAGTTAGCTAGACAGTATAAAGTAGCACATGTGTTGTGTGAAAGGTGCCTAAGCCGTGGAACCATTCGTAAGGCTGATATTTGTGATCATATCATACCAATCAAAACGGACTGGGACAAAAGACTAGACTGGAATAATTTACAAAGCTTATGTCAAAATTGTCACAATGAAAAATCAGAGATTGAAGTAGCAGAACGAAAAAATAAATAGAAAAAATAGCCTTCCGTAAATTATTTTATGGGGGGCTATGTTTTTAATCGAGAGAAGCGCAACAATACTTTTCATTTTATGAATATCCAAGGAAAATAAATGCATTTTTATGCAATATAAGTTAATAAGGTGTATAATTAGTGTATAAATAAAAGTGAGATGAATAAATTGGGAAAGATAAAAAAGTTGGCTAATATTAAAGGCCACATGACTTTAGAACAACTTTCTCAACATAAAGATGCAGAAAAAGCTATGAATAAATACCCAAAGATTAAGATCGAACCACCTCAAGGAATGAAAGGGGAGGCTATGAAGGAATGGAATAGAATTGTTCCTTTACTGGCTGAAAATACTCCAGTAAGTGAGTTGGATAGAACCTTGATTGAAATTTATTGTAATGCTTTTGCCCAGTATCATTTATGCGAAAGAAAAGTTAATCATGATGGAGTAGTAACAACTGCTGTTAGTGGTGCTAAAAAAATCAATCCATATTTAACGGAAGAGCATGAGGCCATTAAAACAATCAAAATGACAGCCACTGAATTAGGTTTGTCAGTAAATGCGAGAGCCAAGCTTGAATTGAATAATGCTAAAACCGATAAAAGTGACCCGTTCGAGAGGGTGTTAAGTGGTGGATAGAACTAAAGAGTATTGCAACAAGATTCTATCAGGCGATATCTTAGCAGGCAACAAAGTTAAACAGGCGTGTAGACGTCACATGAACGATCTGAAACGACAACGCACAAAAGATTTTCCGTATTACTTTGATAATGAAATAGCTGAAAAAGCTATTAACTTCGTGGGTATGCTGCCAACTACAGACGGGAAAGAATTACACCTTGAGTTATTTCAACGTTTTGTAATTGGTTCATTATATGGCTGGCGTGAAGATGATACAGGTTATAGGCGTTTTAATCGGGCGTTTATAAGTATTGCTAGAAAGAATGGTAAAAGTTTTCTAATTTCTGCTATTGGTGCAGTTGCTTTATTAATGGAAAGTGTACCAGCCCGTGGAAGACAAATTTTATTTACTGCAAACTCTTCAAAACAAGCACATCTAGCCTTTGACCAATTGCAAAACGGACTAAAGCAGGTGGCAAGCAAGTCACCTTATATGCGTAGACGTTTAAAGATTCTTAATAGTGAAATTGATGATCTTGATTCAGATAGTAAAGCCGTTCCATTGGCTACAGATACTTCCAGTTTAGACGGTTATAATCCAACGTTAGGAATTATTGATGAGTACCACAAAGCTAAGACACGGGCTGTTTATGATGTTTTGAAGAGTGGAACAATTCAACAACCCAATTCATTAATTGCCGTTATTTCTACCAGCGGTTTAGAGCTTAACAGCCCTATGCATGAAGATTATGAGTACTTAAGTAAAGTACTCGCTGGTAAAGAAAAGTCTGAACGCTATTTTGCTTTAATTTATGAACTTGATGAGGACAAAGAAGTATTTGACCAAGCTAATTGGATCAAGGCTAATCCATTGATGAGTAACAAAGTGATTGCTAAGACCATGACCGAACAAATTCAATCAGATCTTGATATAGCAATTAAACAAAACTCTTTAAATTCATTGCTGACTAAAAATTTCAACGTTTGGAAACAGGCAAGTGAAAATTCTTACATTGCTAGTGATGACTGGCAAGCTGGCGAGATTGAGAACAAACCAGATTTAAATAATCGTGATGTGTTTATAGGTGTGGATCTAAGTAAAAGTTCAGACCTTACCGCAGTTAGTTGGTTAGTTCCAATTGGTAACAGTAAATTCTATGTTGATTCGCATGCCTTTGTTGCCACTAAATATGGACTAGATCAAAAAATTAAAACAGATGGAATTGATTATCGTTCTTTAGAGGGATTAGGTGAGTGCGATATAACCAAACTCGATAGTGGTGTGATTGATTATGATCAGGTGTTTAACTATATTCGTGAAATGATTGGTAAATATAACTGGACTGTAAAAGGTATCTGTTATGATCCGTGGAGTTTTGACTATTTGCTACCTAAATTTGAAAGTTCAGGTTATCCATTGATTGAAATACGTCAAGGGCCAAAGACATTGAGTATTTCTACAAAACGATTTAAAGAAGAATTGTTTAAAGGCAATATTGTTCATACGGAAAATAAGTTACTAGCTTACAACGTGAATAATGCCATTTTAAAATATGATTCAAATAATAACCCCATGATTGATAAAGCAAGACACGCTAATCGAATTGATGAGATTGCTTCATTAATAAATGCTTATGTTGTGGGATATGAATACTACGATAAACAGGAAGGAGAGAAAGCAGACAATGAATATTATGAAAACTATTCATTCAATCTTTAATCTTCAAACTGTTCTGCTGGTTGTTGGTTTGTTGTTAATCGTGGTTGGCTTGTGGCTATGGCTAGGCTATCAGATTGGTTTGATTGTTTTAGGCGTTGCCATGGTAGTAATTGCATTATTGATTAACTACGAGAAAGGAGGTTAAACATGAGTTTTTTTATGGGAAGTAATAAGAGTGATATTGAACCAGACAAAGATACGGCATTTCTTGATGCACTTGTTTCTATGAGTAGTGATGATAGTTCTGTGTATGTAGGTGCAGGATCTTTAAGAAATGCAGATGTGTTTACTGCCATTCGAGTAATTGCATCTGATATTGCAAGCAATCCAATTCAAGGCAGTAACGATAAAACTGCTAAGCTTTTGAATGATAATCCTAATTCATTAATGAACGGATTTAATTTTAAGTTTGCGTTAGCCGTTAATTTACTTTTAAATGGCAATTCATTTGCTGAAATTATTAGAGATAATAACGGACGACCGACACAGCTTAATTTTATTAAGAACTCTGAAATGACTGTAAAACAGGACGATCAGAGCGGAAGAGTTACGTATAATTATCAACAAACTAGATTGAAAGTGCGTCAGATTGCGCCTGTCAACATGCTACATTTTAAGTATTTCACACAAGATGGCGTTGTGGGAGTTAGTCCGCTATATGCGTTGAAAGATCAGATCCAAGTACAAAAATCTGGTAATAGTTTACTGAATAATTTCTTCAAGAACGGAATTAATGGAACAAGTATTTTAAAGCTTCACAAAACAGATTTAAGCGAAAACGCGAAAACAAATCTTCGTGATCAGTTTGAAAAAGCTAACAACGGGAACAATTCATTAAAAACGGTGGTACTTGATGATTCAATGGACTTGAGCAATTTAGAAGTGAATACGGACGTTCTGAAATTTATTAATTCCAATGATTGGAGTAGTCGGCAGATTGCAGAGGCTTTCGGTATTCCTATCGAAAGATTAGGAGTAGAAAATAGCCATTCAAGTAATGAACAAAGTAATGTGCTTTATTTACAAAATTCATTATCAAATTATTTTGCGGTTTTCACTAGTGAGATTAATAGTAAGCTGGCTGGTACGTACACATTTAATACTGATAAATTATTTAGTGCCGATCCTGAAACCAATCAAGATTTAGCTATTAAAGGTTATCAAGCTGGTTTACTCACTGTAAATGAAGCACGTGGCAAGATTGGACTAGCTTCAGTTGATAACGGCGATCAGTTGTTAATTAATACTGATTACATACCGCTTAATGATATGGCAAAAAATAAGAATTTAGTGGATCAAACACCCACAGAGGAGGTCACAAATTGATTAAAGATAAACGTATCACAATTAATGCGGAATTACGTGCTGGCACACCAACCAATGCAGAAACGGCTGATAGCACTGATCCAACACAAAACACAGCACCAGATACAACGAATACCACTGATCCCGATAAGGACGACAGCAAGGGCAAAACGTTATCAGGTTATGCCGTGGTATTTAACAGCCCTAGCAAAGATTTAGGCGGGTTTGTTGAAGTCGTTTCTCCTAAAGCATTTGACGGCGTGGACTTGAGTAACGTTTTAATGTTATCCAACCATGATTACAGCCAAGTGTTGGCAAGTGTTAAGGCTGGTACTTTAAAGTTAGCTACAGATGATAAAGGACTACATTTTGACGCTACTCTACCAAATACAAGTTTTGCTAATGATGTTTACGAAGAGGTTTCAAGTGGCAATGTTGATAGTGCTAGTTTCAGTTTTGCAGTAGCAGATGACGGAGACACGTTCACAAAGGACGATTCAGGCAACGTTACACGCACAATTAATCAGGTTAAGTCCTTGTTTGATGTGAGTGTGGTTGCTGTTCCAGCCTATGACGATACTAATGTAGCAGTAGATTCACGTAGTTATGAAAAATTTATTGGTAAAAATACTAAAGCAGATAAAGAGGAGAACAAAAAAATGACAGAAAAAACAATTATCGATAACAAACCAGAGGAAACAGAAACACGTAGCTTTGAAAATTATATTAGATCAGAGGGTGAACAACGTGACGGCTTAACTACTGAAAATAACCAAGCCGTTGTACCTAGTGAAGTTGTTACACCAATCTTTGAATATAAACAAAATGAGGCTAACTTAGGCCAATTCGCAACAGTAAAAACAGTTTCTACAGGTTCTGGTACTTATCCAATTTCTACTAACTCTAATGCAGTGTTAGCCACTAAAGACGAATTAGCAACGATTGCAGACGTTGACGCTGGTATTACTGGAGTTGACTATAAAGTAGCAACGCGAGCGGGTAAGATTTTCTTATCTCAAGAAATTGTAGACGATTCAGAGGTACCAATCGTAAACGAAGTTCAGGCACAATTACAAAAGTTAGTTAATAATACTGATAACACAAATATTGTGGCATTACTTAAGAAAATTACTAAGACACCTATTACAAGTGTTGATGATATCAAGAAAGCCTTTAACGTTGATTTAGACCCCGCTTTAAATAAGATTATTATTACCAACCAAGGCGGTTATAACTACCTTGACCAATTGAAGGATAGTGAGGGTCGTTACATGCTCCAAACTGATCCCACAGCACCAACTGGATCAGCATTGCTAGGTGCACCAATTGTGGTAGTACCAAGCACATTACTTCCAGATGAAACAGATGGTAGTTTTCCACTATTTGTGGGTGACTTGTCACAATACCTTGCAATCTTCAAACGTAACCAAGTAACTACTAACTGGCAACAATTTGACAGCTATTCACAAGGCTTGGCTGTAGTAGTCCGTAACTGCTACTCTGTTATTGATGATAAAGCCGTGGTATATCTTGCCTTAGCACCAGCAAGCGCAGCTACACCAGCTAAATAATTTAATCAGGCGGGCAACCGCCTATACATATAATATAAATTTTATAAAAACAGGAAGTGATTTTTTTTGAGTGTAACAGTTCAGGATATCGAAAGAAGTTTAAGAATTGATTTAACAGATGATGGTGCTTTAATTCAAACATATATAGATACAGCAGTAGCGTATATTCAAAACGCCGTGGACAGTACACATACAGTAGAGCAATTGGAAACATATCCACAGTTTAACTTTGCTGTGTCTCTATTGGTTCAATTTTGGTATAGCAATCGTGATACGGATATGAAAGAAACTCCATATCAAGTGGTTTCTATGATTCAACAATTAAGAGGAAATATAAATGACAATTAATGAAAATATGTCTATTAGATGATATAATATAGGTACAAATAAAAATTCTGTGGGAGAACGTTATTTGTAGGTCGATTTACTGTGAGAGCAATCTTGACGGTAATTAATGCGATTGTAGACTAAAAATATAGGGTAGATCGTAACTAACAATAGTTGGTATCATCATTTCTGTATTTTTCGCTTTTAAGCGATATTTATTTTGCAACTTTGAAATGTTCATTTATTCCAATTTTAGGCTTCACCTTTAATTGATATTGGTGGTAGAGATACCACCACATACATAAAAAAATCCCACTAGATTCTAGCTAGTGGGTGCTTGCTCTTGACTGTTAATTTTAGATTAGTGACACACGAGTGACACACAATTACATCATTTATATAACAAAATCCTATTATACAGGGCTTTAAGAGGGTCGTAACCCCTCCCAGTATGCCCAATAAAATAGATAAATAAAGACCGTTATATCAACATTTCGGGGTCTCTGTCAAATCGTATTGGTGGAGATTTTGAACGGCACATTCACTTCGGTGAATGTGCTTTTTGTTTACTCATGAATTAAACTAATCCGGATAAAGAAGTTGTCAATATTTCGAAAACCAAAACAGTTACGCTTTAATGCCTTGATTTTACGATTAAGTCCTTCAATTGGACCGTTGGAAAATGGATAACGACAACTGTTTAGAAGGGCTGAACCATTTTTGATAAACGTGTTGATCGTTATGTCCATTTGATTACTAGTGGGTTGGTAGTTAGCAAGTAAGGATTGGAACGCATTAGCATCCTTTTGGTGTATGGCACTTAAGATACCTTGATAGGTTTGATACACAGATCTAAATCTGGGAAAAGCGTCTAGAGCTAAATCAATGGCGTTTTGTTGCGTCATATACTCGTTAATTCCGCGTAAATAAACAGCCTTAGAATCATTAACTTTTATTTCATCAAGATGAAATAAACGCCATTGAGATTTTAAAATATGATAAATTCGTGAATGCTTATCTTGGATAGTACGAATGGTCTGCGTGCGTTCATTATCTAAGGCACGCCCAGCCAGTTGAATAATATGGAAACGATCGATAATCGTGACCGCATTGGGAAATAAGCGATGAATGAAGCTGCCATATTCAGCATTCATGTCAATCGTCACTGATTGAACTTGGGCACGTTCTTGAACCGAAAAACGAGCTTCAAAGTAGTCAATGATATCTTTACTTAGCCGATCTTTTAAAGTAACAATTCGGCGATGACTAACGGCATCGCAACAATTAAAGGACATCCAGTGATTACAGGAACGAAATTCATCAAAGCAAAGATTCTCTGGGAGATGTTTAACACGATAGGCTAAGTGAATATTGGCATTTAGGATTCGTTGAACACTGCTTGGCGAAATTCCACAAAGTTTAGCAATTTCTTTACTCGTCAACATATCGCGTGCCAAAACGATCACTTGATGTTTGATATTATGTGTGAAAGTTTCGTTACGATTAACCAACTTAGTTTTAGCACCACAGGTTTTTGAACAATCTTTACATTGGTATCTTTGACGTTTTAAATGCATTTCGTAACGACCACCGGATAAGGTTCCTAAACGCAGGTGACTCATGTGAGTTCCGTTTTTAATTAAGCTTTTATGGCCACAATGTGGGCACTTTAAAAGTTGATAAGACAAAGTTGCATGGACGACATGAATACGTTGGTTTGTGGAACACCGTTCTTTAGAAATACCAGTGACAATTAAGTTTGGGTCTGTTATTTCGAATAAGCATAAGATAGAATTAGTTAGGGACAT